CACTGTTATGACAACGGCGCTGAAGGGAGACTGGAGGCGCCGTATAAATTATGAAAGAATTTAGAAAATATTTTGGTGGACTAGAAAGAGACTTTGGTTTCTGTAATGTAAACAATGGTTATCATGATCCACAAACAAACAAATTAAAATTTGATCCAGGTGACTATGGTTGGTCTAAAAGAAATATATCTGATCAAGATTATCAAGATCACTTAGATGGTAAACGTGCAATAGGTGTACAAGCCTGTGATGATAATGGTATGGCTAGCTTTGGTGCAATTGATATTGATCCCTCTGACTATTCTAGTTTTGATATTGGACATTATTTAAAAGTAATTCAAGACAAACAACTACCAGTAGTACCAATCAAATCAAAAAGTAATGGACTTCACATTTATGTTTTTACAAAAGAAAAAGTACCTGCAACTTTAATCAGAGAATTTTTACAAAACTTATTATTCTTATTTGGGCTATCATCTAAGACAGAAATATTTCCTAAACAAACACAACTAGGTATGAACCAAGACAACGTAAGAACGTCTGGTTCATTTATTAACTTACCTTATTTTAAAAAAACAGAACGTAAAGCATTACTACCTGATGGAAAAGAATTAGAGTTTGAAGATTTTTTAAATGTAGTCAAAGATAATTTGCAAACAAAAGAATCATTAAAAGAAGTGTCTGATAAAAAAGTAAAAGAAATATTAACAGGTGGGCCTGATGATTTATTAGATGGTCCTCCATGTTTACAGATGATATGCAAACAGGTTCAGGAATCAGGGAACAAATTAAAAGATGAGAGAGATAGATTTTTATTTAACTACATGGTGTTCGCTAAGAAAAAATTTAAAGATGAGTGGGGTAAGAAAGTTTTAAATGCTGCAAGAGAGTTTATTAAGTATGATGAAGTGTGGGGTGATGACAAGGTAAATCAAAAAATAAAAAGTTGGGACAAAGATACAGCTGGACATACTTGTCATGACTTACCTATCTCTTCTTATTGTGCAAAAGGAACTTGCCTACGTAGAAAATTTGGTATTGGTAGTCACCAGGAAAGCAGTTGGCCTCAGATATCAGGTTTAATCAGGATAGCTTACAAACCTGATCCAGAATATTTTTTTAATGTAGAACTATCTGATAGCAAAGTGGTTCAAATACATGCAAAACACATAAAAAAGATAGCTGAAATGAAAGAGATGAGAGCGCTCATAGCAGACCAAACGTCAATATTCCCTCCCATCATTAAGAATAATGAATATCAGCCTATCCTGGACGCTCTGTGGGCTACTAAAGAGGATATTAAACCACCTACTGGTACTAATCCTATTGAGATGTTAAAGAAATATTTAGAAGATTATGTTAACGGACCAGAGGCAAAAACATATGCTTCATTTAAAAGTGGGGCAGTATTAAAAGAAGATGAATATTATTATTTTGATTATGATAAATTTTATGAAGAGATAAAAAGAAATGAATGGACACAGGATAGACCAAGAACTGCTACTCTAGTTAAAACATATTTTAAAGGAGAGTTTGGTGCTCAAAAAAGATTTCCTAAAGGAGAAAATGAAAAGTCATTTCCTCCGGTCAGGTGTATAAAAATGCCTGCTACTGATTTAATGAAAGAAGAAATACCAGACGAAAAAATAACAATAGAAGATAAGGAGTACATAGTATGACGAAGAAAAAAATACCAAGTGTATTTGTATGCATGCCTACCTATGACACCATGCAAGTATCAACATGTTTATCATTAATAAAATTAATGGATACATTTACCAAAGCAGGAATAAAATCTACTATAAGTACATTTAAATGTCCTTATGTTGGGTATGGAAGAAATGTTTTAACTGCAATGTTTTTAGAATCAGGTATGGATTATCAATTGTTTGTAGATTCAGATGTGGAGTTTGATCCTAAGGTTGTAGGTAGAATGATACTTTCAAAAAAAGATTTAATCTGTGTTCCTTATAGAAAAAAAACACAAGATAACTCTGTTAAATATTCAGTGCAATTTCAAAATCCTGATGACATTCAAATCGATGACAAAGGATTGACTGAAATAAGAGTAGGTCCAGCGGGATTAACTTTGATACATAAAAAGAGTTTATGAAAAATTAATATATGATCACCCTCAATTAAAAATTAAACAAAAAGAAATTATATCTGAAGAAGCAAATAAACTTTTTTATAATTTTTGGGATACAGTTTTTGATCAACAGTCAGGTCACTGGTGGGGAGAAGACACACATTTTTCTAATATTGCTGCAGCTGCAGGGTTTAAATTCTATGCAGTGGTTGATGGTGAAACAACTCATCACGGTAGCTTTGGATATACAGGTAGTTTAATAGACATATTTAAAAGACCTGATGAAAAAGCCAATTAAAATATATGGTCCTCCAGGGACAGGGAAAACTTTTAGATTAATTCGTAGGGTTAATGCTTATGTTAGAACTGGTACACCTTATCATAAGATAGGTTACTTTGCTTTCACTAAAAAAGCTGCGATTGAAGCTAGAAAAAGAATTGGTGTTGATGAAAAAGAAGTACCCTATTTTCAAACCCTGCATGCATTTTGTTTTCATTTGTTAGACTTGAGTGAGGATAGTATTATGCAGCCACATCATTATGAAGACTTAGGTAAGATGTTAAATGTTAGGGTAAATTTTAATGATAAATACAATGATGAACAAACACATTTTTTAACTTGCAACAATCCTTATTTTCAAATGATAGGCAAAGCTATTAACAAAGATATTTCTATTGAAGAAGAATTTAATCTTAATGAACATGACAGGAGAGATATTGATCCTGATATTTTAAGGCATATTTATATAAACCTACAAGAGTACAAAGATAAAAATCATCTATTAGATTTTAATGATTTAATTAAGCTAGTAATAAAATCAGATAAGATTCCAAAACTAAAAGCTATATTTATAGATGAAGCTCAAGACTTATCGCCTTTACAATGGCAACTATACGATAGATTAAAAGATAATTGTGACGACATGTATCTAGCTGGTGATGATGACCAAGCTATATTTGCTTGGGCTGGCGCTGATGTAAATAGATTTATTAAAGAACCCGCTGATGAAAAAGTTTTAAGATACTCTCGAAGAGTATCAAAAGCTGTACAAGAACAGTCTCAAATAGCTGTAGATCGTATAGCAGGCATCAGGAAACACAAAGAATACTTGCCTCGGGCGCAAGAAGGTCTTGCGTGTCACATTAATAATTTAGGACAAGTGGATCTAACCAAAGGCAAATGGTTAATCCTTACAAGAACTAGAAGTAATCTTTTAGACATTATGAAAGAATTAAAAAATAAAAATATTTATTTTCAAAGTAATAAAGGTAAAAGTTTTAATGTTGGTATCTACAATGGAGCTATGGCTTATCAAAAATGGATAAGAGAAGGTGAGATTGAAGAGAAAGAAATTAATGATATCAGAGAATATATTCCCAGTGGCAATTGGGATCCTGAAAAAAATTGGTATGATATCTTTGTAGCTGATCAGAAAGAAATACTTTATATCCGGAATATAATTTTTGGGGGTGAAAAACTTTCTGAAAATGCAAGGGTATGGGTATCAACTATTCACGCTGCAAAAGGTGGTGAAGAAGACAATGTTATTTTATCTTTACACCAAGGATCTAAAGTACAGAAAAGTATACGTCTAAGTGTTGACAAACAAGATGAAGAGCATAGAGTATGGTATGTGGGCACCACTAGAGCAAGAAATAATTTATATAAACTGAAAGCAAAAAAGAAAATAAAGGAGTATCAACTATGACAGATAAAAATATATTGGATGAAGCATTTCCACAATACACTCAGGTAGGTGGAAATCACTACACAAAATTTCCCATTCAACCTTACGAGTTTATTTCTAAAAATAATCTCTCGTTCTTTCAAGGCAATGTTGTAAAGTACGTTTGTCGTTATGAACGAAAGGGAGGAGTAGAAGATCTTAAAAAAATTGTACACTACTGCCAGTTAGAAATGTTAAAAATTAAGGACATGAAAAAGAAAAAGTAATGAAAGTACCTAAGTACCTAACACAAACCGAATGGGTTATGCCTACTGAGTATCCTGATCTAAGAGATTATGATGAGATCGCAATTGACTTAGAAACAAGAGATCCTAATTTAAAATCAAAAGGATCTGGTGCTGTGACAGGTAATGGTGAAGTAGTAGGTATTGCAGTTGCAACATATAATGACAAATGGTATTTTCCTATAGCTCATGGCGAAGCTCCCAACATGCCGAGAGAAAAAACTTTAGAATGGTTTAGAGATATTTGTGCATGTCCAGCTACAAAAATATTTCATAACGCAATGTATGACGTATGTTGGATACGTAATTTAGGTATAAAAATCAATGGTTTAATCGTAGATACGATGATTGCATGTTCTGTTTTAGATGAGAATAGATTTGCATATACTTTAAATGCATTGTCTTGGTTTTATTTAAGTGAAGGTAAAAATGAAAAAGCTTTAAATGAAGCAGCTAAGTCAAGAGGGTTAGATCCAAAAGCAGATATGTGGAAATTACCTGCAAGTGAAGTAGGAGCATATGCTGAAAAAGATGCTGATTTAACTTTTAAACTTTGGCAGCACTGTAAAAAATTATTAATAGAAGGAGATTGTCAAGATATATTTAATCTTGAAACGGATCTTTTTCCTTGCCTGGTTGATATGAGATTTCTTGGGGTGAGAGTGGACGCTCAAAGAGCAAATACACTGAAGAGAGAATTAACGACAAAAGAAGAAAGACTAATCCACCAAATAAAAATAGANACAGGAATAGAAACTCAAATATGGGCTGCACGTAGCATACAAAAAGTTTTTGAAAAATTAAATTTATCTTTTGAAACAACTGAAAAAACTGGTGCGCCTTCATTTACTAAAAATTTCCTTTCGAATCATGAACATCCTACAATTAAGATGATAGCAGAAGCTAGAAAAATTAACAAGGTTAACACAACTTTTATTGATACTATTTTAAGACA